ATGACCCTGATGGTGAATATCCTGATAAAACAGGGGCTCCAGACTTCTATAAAGGAGAAGGTTCAACTTATCCTGAATGTGTGTCATTATATACCCATGGTGGCCATAGGATTGAAATAGATAACACGCCTGGTCATAAACGAATCCTGATATATCATTATACAGGAACAAAATATGATATTGATAATGCTGGAAATATTAATATTACTTGTGTTAATGATGAAACAGATACAATTACCGGAAATAAGACAGAAACAATTACAAAGGATAAGTCAGAGGATATTACTGGAAATAAGACAGAAACAATTAAAGGAACACTAAATATAACTGTAACAGGCAATGTAACAGTAACAGCACCGGCGGTAGAAATTAAAAGCAGCATAACGACATTATCAGCCGCAGCAGGAGCACAAAAAAATCTTATGAATGAATCATTGATTGCTTTATATAATGGCCATACACATGGTACAAATGGTGAATTTGCCGAAACAGATACACCTACACAGCAAGCAAGTGCAAGTAATGCTACAACAAATACATCAGCGAGTTAATAATTATGACAGTTTATAACATTTACAGTGATATCGATTTAGAATTAACACAACAGGCAGACGGTGACATAACAAAGGATACCGAATTTAACGCTGTTGAGAATTCTATTGCTAATATTGTTGCCACGTTCCAAGGAAGCAGACGGATGATTCCAGAATTTGCGATTGGTATATATAATTTGTTATTTGAGCCAATGGATAATTTATCATCAAACCGTTTAGGTTCTGATATATTGGAGGCTATTAAACAGTGGGACGATAGGGTGGTAGTTAAAAATATACATGTCAATGCTAATTATGATTTAGGACAATATGAAATAAAAATTACATATAATATTAATTGCTTATCAGAAGAAACTCATGAAGTAGATTATGTGATACGTAGAGAATAAATTTAGGGAGTAAAAATTATGACAAATCTTGTTCCAGAATATTTGGATTTGGATTTTAATACCTTTAAGGAAAGTATTAAAACACAATTAGCCAACACTACAACATTTGCTGATTATAACTATGAGGGGTCAAATATAGCTGTCCTTATAGAATTGATGGCATATTTAAGTGATGTCCATACCTTCTTGCTTAATAAGATAGCTAAAAATACCTATATTGACACGGCTGATATATACGAAAATGTACATAAATTAGCAAGGTCAATTGGATATGAAGCAAAGGGGTACAGGTCAGCAAGGGCAACCGTAACGGTAACATTAAGTACAGCCGCATCGGCTACCATTGAAGAAGGTGAGACCATTACCGTGGAGCCATGGAAAGAAATAGACAGTGACCAATCATATGACGGTGATGTAATAACATTTTCATCAATATTGCAAACAACAACCACAGCACCGGCTCCATCAGCTTATCCTTTTGAGTTTGATGTTGAAATGCGCCAAGGCCAGGTATCAACATTATCATATACAGGAAATGATATTATCGATGGTCAGATAATACTGCCCATAAAAGACTATGGATATGATGATGATTTGGATGATACATATCCAACGGTTAGAGTAGTCATGAATGGAATAACTGAATGGCGCCGAGTAGGAGATTTTTACGATGAAATATCAAGTTTAGCATATTCTGATAATGTTTTCATGCTTAATTATGATAAATATGAGCAATATGTACTTGAATTCTCAACACTTAGAAATGTACCATTAACATCGGATACTATTGTTATCACACTACTTGAAAGCATTGGACTTAATGGTAGTGTAGGAGCAAACACAATAATAGTACCTAACGAGGACTTTGTTAATTATAATACTGGTGCCATATCTTATACCTTGGATGATGACCTTTATACGGTAACAAATACAAGTGCATCAGTAGGAGCTGCGGACCCTGAAGATATAGATACCATAAAACAAAATGCCAAGTCGCAATTGCATTCGCAGTACAGGAATGTGACCAAGCAGGATTATATATCAACACTTGAAACACGTTCTGATATTACTGTTGCCAACGTCTGGGGTGAACAGGAGGTAGCGCCATCAGGAGACACAACACAGTATAACAAAGTTTATATATCATTGATACCAGCAGAATGGGGCGAGAGTACAATATCAACAACTACACCAACATCAGGTGATTATGAGGATTTGACATATCCATCAACATATTCAGCAAGTTGGGAAGATGAACTTGAGGCGCACCTTGAAACATATAAAATGCTTTGTACTTATGAGGAATTTTCTATTCCTATATTAATATATTTTAGCTTTAATATTGGTTTACGAGTTAAAACAGTATATAGTTATGCTAATGTTATGACAGATACACGCGCTAAATTAATATATTACTTTACCGCGGCCAAGAGGAAATTCGGTGAGATTATTAAATTTACTGATATTGAAAATTATTTATTGGATGATACTGAAATTTCACCAACAAACAGTTTCACTAATGTTAAAGGTATTCAGAATCTTATAATCAGGAATGTTGATATAAATGTAACCGCATATGAACCAAATAGTGCTGGTAATTATCCTCAATATACTGTTAGTTCTGGTACGGCATGGGACGAAAATGCATTACGATACCTTGATTTACGATATGACCAATTTCCAGCACTTGATATTAATGGTACCACATTTACACAGGAGAGTTAAGCAATGGCGAAATTTTCAGATTCTCCATATTTTATATTAAAGACTTTTTTTGATAATATTTCCACCACACGTACAAGCATAAAAAATGCGCATCTTCGTGGTCCGAATCAAATCATAACAACTGGCGGACATGGAATTGACTTGTATGTTAAAAGTGATGATATTTTTTCTAAAATACATGCATACAATACAGATACTTACCTTGATGGTAATATATTTAGTTTTACATTTGATGTTACCAGGTCTGATGTGACCACGGATGTATTCACAGATTTAAGTGATTCAAAGGTATACATACGAAAAGGTAGCATATTCTATGATTATGTCAATAGTTTATCATCACTGGATAATTATATCAATACAGAAAAGTATTTACAGTATTTCGGTAAAATATACATAACCAGTGCTACCACATTCAGTGTAATATATGTTGGCATGAAAGATTATGTAATGAAAGCATTGCCTTTGAATAACAGAACCGATAATTTGACTGTATTTCTAAACACATATTTTGATGAAGTGCATAATGAAGTATATTTGAGAACCAAGGATTTGAATTCTCTTACTGATGCGCATGATGTACCTGAGGAATATTTGGAGCAATTGTCATCCACATATAATGATACATCAAATGAAGACATGGACACCGACATATTACGTGCATATGTATCTAATATTATTTACCTTTTGAAACGAAAAGGAACATACACAGATATGCACATAATCTGGAAAATATTAACATCTAACACCATGAATACATTGACAGTTCTTGAAAGGTGGCATAATCAGGATTTCACTGGTATACCAATTGATGAATTTACAGATGTTCCTCATACATATAGATACAAAGAATACAATGAGTTACCAGAAACATGTGCTGGTGCATCTTGGTGGAGACGACTTTCAAACACGTCCACGTATCCATATCAAGTGTATTCAGATGACCCACAGGTATGGGTTATTAAACATGATTTAGATTCAAGAAACATATTTATACAATGTTATGATGAAGATTATAATATGATAGTGCCGGATACTATTGTGCCTATTGATGCTAATAATTTACAATTAACATTTGGTAAACCTACGTTAGGGTTTGCATTTCTCCATGTGCCTGATAATATATACCATCAGGAATTATCATCAGATGAATGGTCAGTGGAGCATTTACCTGCTGGCACATGGACCGAAACCTTACAGCAACTTGAATATGAGGATAATAGTAAATTTATATCTGATTCTATTAGTATGGTTGATGATGAAAATTATACAGTAACATTGGCGGAAAATACTACTGGTTACGCTATACAGGTAGACCCATCATATAGACATTATCAAGGGTCATCTAGTAAAACATGGACTATAGATACCTCAACATTAGATAAAATAGCTATGTTAGTTCAGTGTTATGGCACAGATGGCACAATATTAAACCCATTAAATGTGAGAATAAATATAGATACGGATGACATAACAGTTACCTTTGATGATGCGATGACAGGATACGCTGTTGTAAAGGATATATTATGGGGTGAAACAGCTACAACCTTTGTTTATGATACCTCAGCAACATCATTGGTTTTGACACCTCACTATAAGGTTATGATGGATTTGTCATGTGAAGCATTAGGTGATACATATATTATAGACGAAACCACCGTTACTAATTTGATTGATAAGTGGGAACTTTTAAGACCTGTATGTAAATATGCGCATTATAATACTTTATTGGCCCCAAAAACTGATTTTACTGGAAGTTATATACCATTATACGATTACAACTTAACCGATAATAAAGGTGGATGTAATATGAGATGCTGTGATGAAGTTACTGGACCTACATCTGGTTCTTATGTATATAAAACATTATCTAACTTACCAATATGGGTGGCAAGTCATAATCTTGGTTCCGAACATATATTTACACAGTGTTATGATGAAAATCTATCACAAATAATACCTGTTTCAATTGAGCCTGTTAATAGTAATACAACAAAAATTACATTTGCTCATTCTGTTAGTGGGTATGCGTTTCTTTCAAAATCAGAATACACACATACCGAATCACCCGCAGCAAGTGCATGGAACATAACATATTCACCATCCGGCTCAGATGAATATGCATTGGTTCAGTTTGAAGATATCGATAAAAATGTATTTATGCCTGATGAAATTAACATGGTTGACGAAACTAATTTTACAGGTACTATGGCAGAAGCAAAAACAGGGTATGCAATTCATGTGGCTTCCGATTACACACATTCACAATCTCCAGCAAGTGCAATATGGACCATTTACCATGGACTCGATTATCAAGCATTATCAGTGCAAGCATATGATTCTGATAATAATATGGTAATGCCTATAAGCGTTCATATAAATAACAATAACGCATCAATAACATTAACATTTATTGAAGCAATAGCAGGACACGCTGCCGTAAAAGCCGTAGGTCAGTTAAACACTATGAGCTTAATTATGGCTGAAATATCATACTGTAAGTTAGGAAGCAGTGGTGGTGTATCATGGGACCCAGTAATAGAAAATGACATTGAAGATACAAGTGGAGCAGTAACAATAACCGATTTAATTGTGTCAGAGGATAGCAATGGTTATTATATACCTATTGAATATATTGATGGTGATGAAGATGCTAAGAGTATAACAGAAGCAGGTATATTTAATTCAAGTGGCGAAATGAAATTCTATATGTATTGTGATGAGGTTTATAAAAGAACTGATGTAGGATTTAGCATGTATTTCAGAATAAATAAAATTGTATCATAAATGAAATTTACATAAATAGGAACAGAGGATAAAAAATTATGAGTAACAGACGACACTATTATAGCTGGATATGTAATGATGAAGGGCAACCAATTGCTGGTGTGAATATAACCATAACGCAATCCGATTCATCATACACGCTAAGTTCTGGTGGCACACCATCAAATACTACGCCGCAATTAGTAACCGATGTGAATGGATATTTTGAGTTCTGGATAGCTGATATTACTGAACTTCATGGATACGCATCAGGAGAGAAATTCGATATAGCATGGGAGCTTGAAGGCACAATTACTGCTGGTAGCATTACATCAGTTGATATATTTTCAGCGCCTAAAGAAGTTGATATAACTGATACTAATACCACATTAAATAAAATGGTTAATAATCTATTAGCTAAAGGATGGGAGGCTAAAACAGATACAATAACATTCCCTGTATTAACTGCTTCCTGGACATCAAGTGGTGGTAATTATTACACGCAATTGGAGCATGAATTGAATAATAGTTATCCTCTTGTTATGGTTTATGATGATACCTCACTTAATTCGGTACCAATCACAGCAGGTTCAATAGATGATGATAATACAAGGGTGTGGAAAGTGAATAATAATGATGCGCATGTCACATTTATAGGATAATATTATGAGACTTATTAGCTATTTAAATCCGGACACCAAGAAAAAGATAAATGAAATCAAGGCTATGCGTGTTCGACTTGTGGATACCGGAACAACATGCAGTGATATAATAGATGAAATTTCAAAAGAATATAACATAAGCACAGATGTACATAATATTATTGATGAAGCTA